CCACTAGGTCGCTTCGTTCCAATCATGACAGACACACTCATCGGCGTCGAGGTACCCTTCGATGTTACTGTGTATGATAGTCGCGACAATCCTACTATTCGCTTCATTGGTCGTGTGGATGGTGTATGTATTGATACTATGCGGCCTAACGATACGATCCCAGAGGTACATGAGAACAAAACAGGTAGTCGCATTGACACTGTGTGGTCTAATAGCTTCGACACTAGCAATCAAGTCACAGGTTACTGCATTGCACTATCATGTATGCTGGACCTCCCTATTCGTAACGTGGTGATGTGGGGTCTACAGATACCAGTGCCTAAGTCTAGCAGTTATACAGATGGCATCATGCGCTACCCTACTACACGCAACGAGGCAAACTTTCATGAATGGCAAACATGGGTACAACACACACTAGCAGTCATCGACCGCTATGAAGCTGATCCTGTCAACGCTCCTATGTACACACACAGTTGTAATCGTTACTTTCGTTCTTGCTCACTAATACCTCTATGTTGTGAGAGTAGTGCAGAACAACGTCAACACATATTCGACAACGAGATGACTACTCAGCGATGGTCACCTTTAGCTGAAACATTAGACCCATAAGCATGGGCAAGGCTAGATGCGGGTGTCGGCTCCGCCTCCTGGCTTGCGTGTGTTTGTGTGTATGTTATAATAGTACTTCACTTGGAGAGACATATGGAGCTAAAGATAGAGAAGCCTACAGACATGCTCAGTCGTATGTCTATGATACTCTGGGGCGATAGTGGCTGTGGTAAGACTACACTAGCCGCAACTGCTCCAGGTCGTAAGCTATTCATCGCTCTAGACCCTGATGGTGACATGTCTATTCGCAACATGCCCAACTGGGAACGCATCAACCTGACAAGCGAGAAGAGCGTTGACATAGTGAAAGAGGGAATGAAGCCTGACCCTTATACATTGTATAACTCACTTCCTAGCTTCGACACTGTGATAGTAGACAGCCTCACCAAGTTCTCTGAACACGCTCTACGCTACGCTGTAACGATAGCACCTAAGTCTAGCATCGAAAGCCCCGGTCTTAACGGTTATGGTATGCGTAACATCTACGTAGGTGCATTCGTCTCCAACATGATCCGCATCACTGGTATGCTCAACAAACACATCATCTTCATCACGCATGAGAAGGACGCTGATCGTAACAACGACGGCGGCGTGATTGGTGTATCTATGATGCTAGGTGGTCAGCTACCTAACATCACATCTAAGGACATCAGCGAGGTGTGGAACATGCGTGATCAGGGTGGTAAGAGATACATAGCTATACGACCTGAACGCTTACGCTCACCAATGAAATCACGCATGTTCGACATGTCAGGCAAGACAGCATTCGAGTGGCGCTACAATGCTAACACCAACATCGGTGATACTATAGCTGACTGGTGGGAGCAGTTCGTCAGTGGCAACCACACTAAGCTTCCAATCCCGAAATAGACCTACTACATCTAGTAGTAGTGCTATCCACACGGGCTAGCTGTCGTAGCTTGCTAGCCTAACTGCGTGGGTGTACGCTGTATAGCTACACAAACATGGAGACTACAATGGGCTTGTTGACCTTTAGTTCTAACATCGCGGATGCTGAAGCACCTCCGCAACTCCCACCTGGAGAATACAAGTGCATCTGTTCTGCTGCACAAGATAAGGTAGCTGCTAGCAGCGGCAACACGATGCTCACACTCACACTGCAAGTGCCACGCAGTGAGTTCCCTGCTGACTTCGACCCCGGTGAAGGTGTAGATGAGTTGACCTTCACGCTGAACATCGTTGCTCGCGACATCCCTGCTGATCGTTGGCGTATGAAGAAGACATGCCAAGCGTTCGGTGTAGCAGCTAGCAACGCAGTTGATCCTAACGACTTCGTAGGTCGTGAGGCTCGCTGCCGTGTTCGCACTGGGAAGGACTTAGAGAACAATCCCCGTGCAGAAGTTGGTCAGGTGTTGCCACTCTAACTACACTATGCTACAAAGCTAGGTGCACGCTGCAACGGTGTGCATCTAGCACTCCCTTCCAACTCTTACAAGAGGACTACAATCAATGGCTACTTCTCCAACATCTCGTATTGGTTCTGCAGTTAAGAAGGCTGTCGCCAACCGCGCAGCACAGAAGCGCACGTTCCATTTCTTCGTTCGTGTCACTGATGAAGCTGGCAATGTCATCCCAGGTGCTAAGCTTCAGGTTGATCGCATCATGTCTGACGCACGTAAGGTGGTCGAGTTCCTTGACACTCCTGAGTACGCCAACTCTGGCCTCACACGCATCAAGCATGAAGTTGTTGCGAACAGGCGTGGCGGTGAAGACGACGGAGCTACGTCAGTCGGCTAAGCTGACCTTATCTGACTGATGCTAGCAGCGCCGCGTACTCTACCCCCATTGAGTGCGCGGCGTTTGCTTTATACGCTGTATAGTGGAGAACATAGATGCTATTAGATGCAGAACAACAGGCTGCAGTAGCTGCGTGTGTAGATACATCCAAGCGACTAGTCAGCGTAACAGGTGAAGCTGGCACAGGTAAGACTACCATCATCAAGCAAGCTTGCGACCATATGGCAGAGTTAGGTGTCAGCTTCGCTATAGCTGCACCAACTGGTAAGGCTGCTCGTCGCATTCGTGAAGCAACAGGCTACCCAGCTACAACTATACACAAGCTGCTTGAGTTCAATCGTCCTGACATGGATGAAGAAACAGGTGAAGCTACATCTGTCAGCGGTCCTAATCGTACACGCTCTAACCCACTCGATCAGTACGTCATCATCGTTGATGAGTACGCTATGGTATCTACTGCACTACATCGTGACCTAGTTGCAGCTATACCTAGTGCCGGGTGCCTACGTACATTCGGTGATGTTCGACAACTCCCACCTATAGAGAACAACCAACTCGCAGACCCAACATCGCCGTTCTCACGGTGCCTCGCTATGCCTAACACCTTCACACTCAACAACATCTACAGACAGGCAGAGGGCAATGGTATTATCGAAGCTGCTCGACGCATTACTCGCGGTCAGTATTTCACTAGCAATACTGATGTTCTCTTATGCCTTGGTGACGCTGTTCTACACACACTCTACGGTCGCCTTGCTACTAGCGACACAGATTGGTCTAGCATCAACAATCAAATCATAAGCCCTGCACGCAAGTCAGACATCGGTACTATCAGGTTGAACAACATACTACAGGCACGCTTCAATCCAGAGATGAAAGGTAAGGTAGAACTACCACGCAACAAGTGGGAGGTGAAGAACAAAGTCTTCGTCAGCATAGGTGACAAGGTAGTATGCAACACGAACAGCTACGATCTACGTGACTACAGCGAACGCTTCAGTGAGTACAACAACGCTGGTGTCGGCTTGATGGGTAGCTTCATCCCCGCACCTGAGACAAAGCAGATGCTCAATGGTGAGGTGGGTAGGATAGTAGACATCGACCCGCTCGGTGTACTTGAGATTGACTTCGGTGATCGTGTTGTAGAACTACCGCCACTCGTTGAGGAGTACAGCGCACGGCATGGTAGGCACTTCAACTACGACCCACGCAAGGTCATCGAGCTAGCCTACGCTCTAACCACTCACAAGTGTCAAGGCTCACAGTATGATAGCGTCACATACATCATGGCATCGTGCGCGTTCTACAACTTAAGCAGACCCAACTTCTACACAGGAGTAACACGCGCAGCCAAACACGCAACCGTCATCAGTGATCAACGCTCACTAGCTACATCGCTCCGCTCTATGGGTTGGAAGAGGAAGTTCAACAAATGAACATGACAGAACTGCGTGACAAGTTCACACTACAAGCACAGACGGCAGGCATGACGGTAGAATGCGCAATGGGTGGAGTTACACTTGCCACCTTGGCAGTGATAGCTGAAGCTCCCGGACGTAACGAGATCGCTCAAGGTGTACCACTTGTAGGTGGTGCGGGCAACATACTGTGGAAGGCCATACGCACATACTGTCCAGAGGTTAAACGCCATGAGTGCTACATCACTAACGTGGTCAAGCGCCAAGTCTCGTTCGATGTAGCTGACAGCACTAATCGTAAACCAGTCGGCAAGCATGAGCTGACATCCTGGCAAGAGCTATTGCTGTGGGAGCTATCACTACTACCAAACCTTAAGCACGTGCTACTGCTAGGCAACTACGCAGTCGAAGCTATCATAGGGCGCAAAGGTATCACACACTGGCGCGGTAGTGTAATCGACTGCCAACTGCTTGGCAAACCTATTACAGCGGTGTGCACCTACAACCCTGCCTACTGCGCACGTGATCCACTAGCACATGTCATCTTCGACATGGACATAGCTGACAAGCTGCGACCTGTTGTACTAGGGGACTACAAGCCACATGCAGTTACTACACATATCAACCCTTCCTATCGTGACGCACTGCTTTACATTCGCGATTGTAAAGCCTCACGTCATCCTGTCGCCAGTGACATCGAGGTCATCAGTAATGAGACAGCTTGTGTGGGCCTTGCTGCCTCACCGCATGAAGCCATGTGCATCGCATTCAGGAATGAGCAAGAGAACGTATACAATGTATACGAGGAAAGAGAGATACGTCGTCAGCTTCAATCGTTATACGCCTCGCCTACTACGAGAATGGTGTGGCAGAATGGAGGCTTCGACATGGCGTGGCTCTGGTTCAAGGATCGCATTCGTTGCAACCCAGCTTACAGCGATACGATGCTTGGTCATCATGTGCTATATCCCACGATGCCACACGACCTCGGTTTCATTGTTAAGCAGTACACCACGCATCCCTACTACAAGAACGAGAAGGATGACTGGCGACATACAGGTGGTGTTGACAACTTCTGGATATATAACTGTAAAGACTGTGCGCTCACACTTGCAGCGAACGCTAGCATCGTTGCAGAACTACGCGATCAGAAGCTAGACAAGTTCTACTTCGAGCATGTGATGAGACTACAAGCGCACCTAGTGTTGATGACAGTAGGTGGTGTGCTCAACGACATGAAGCTGCGTGAACAGATGCTAGATCAGAACGTAGAGGGC